TTAGCAGGTTTAGCACCTTTTTTCAAAGCTTTAAAATCAGCACCTGTAATTTTTTTTCTAGGTGCTGCAACTCTTGCTATTTTTTTCTGTTTAGGACTGTACTTAGAAAAAGGCATTATTTTTTCCTTTTAGATGCCATTGCATATCTTTGGGGAACAGGTCCACCTTTAGACATATATTTAGTTTTTTTAACTGCACCACCCTTAGACATATATTTAGTATTCTTAACTTTACCACCTTTAGCCATGTATTTAGTTTTCTTAACTGCACCGCCTCTAGCTCTTTTTTTAACTTGACCACCAGCTTTATTGCGAAGAACACCTTCTGCATCTCTCTTAGGCATACCAAGAAGATCAGCAAGCTCATCTTTAGACATGCTTTTCATCCAAGAAGGAACATCAGATTTTGTGTAAGCTTTACTTTTTCTTTTTGATTTAGCTTTTGAAATTGCATCTCTTGCTTTAGTTTCAGCCTTTTTAGAACCTCTAGAGGTTTTTTTAGCACCGGATTTAAATGCTGAGCCTTTCATAATAATAACTCCTTCTTATTTAATTTATATAATATTAAGTTCTTACTTTTCCATAGCCACCAAGAGCTTTACCTACACCAATAGGACCGCCTTTTTTCTTATAGCTAATCTGCCCACCTTTTCTCTTTATTGTTAGCAAGCCACTTTCTACTAGCTCATCTATTTCACTTTTATCAATAGCACCTCTAGCATTTAAGCCCATTGCTTCTGCAATATTACCAACCTCGTCACTAAACTCACCAATATTTCTTTTAGTGGCAGGATCAATAAGTCCCATTGCTCTACGTTGTCTAGTTTGTCTTTTAGACATTTTAGGCAGTTCTACTTTGGAAAGAGCAGGTCTATTCGGACCTTCTGCTACACCTTCGACATTTCTTCTTCTAGGCATAGCAGGAGCCATTTCTCCCATGCGTTCTAGATCAGAAGCTCTTTTAAGTGCAGCAATTTCTCTACCTCTTTTACCTTTAGGTATTTCAGTATCTTTTCTTTTAGCAGTCCCTCTTTTTTGACTTGCTTTTCTTTTTGGTCCCGGCTTTCCAGCTTCTTCCCATTTTTTAACAGAGGTAAAACCAGCAGCTTTTGCTTGAGCTTTTATTTCAGCAGGTATAGCCTTACGACCTTTACCTTTTCTGCCTCTTTTCTTTTTTACAAAACTTTTTGCTTTAGCCATAATTCTATTCCTTATACTGTATAATCGTATTCTTTGTTGTCAATAACAACTTTTTCAAACTGAATAGAATCACCCTCTGCTGCTGGACCTTTTCTAGCTGCTCCATATCCTTGACCTGTTGGACGAGCTACAGCATTCATACGTTCTTCTTTATAACGATTAAATCCAGCTTTATCATAAGAGTACTTTTTATTATTAATAAGTGGCATAGTTCCCTCCTAGCTACTTCCTTGAATGATTGTGTTAGCACTACCTGCTGGACTTGTATTAAGTTCCATATTATCTTGTCTAGCTCTTCTAGCTTGATTGCGAAGAGCATCAATAGAACCTTTTAATTCAGCTTGCCATGCTGGTACAGTATTAAAACTTTTATTAAATAAAGATGCTTCAATCATTGACGCATAGAAAAGAGCATCGTAACAAAAATCTGAAAAATAATTATTTGGTGCGGCAGATGTAAGTGGAGTTGGTCTTGCTACATAAACTACCTCAGCATCATAGGCAGAGGCAGGAGTAGGTGCAAGATATATCTGAGTGTTACTTCTTAATGCATAATATTTAGGTTCACCAACAGATGAAGAAACAAAAGGCCAATAGTCATTAATATACTCTTGACTTCTTTGCAGTAAATTAATTTTTGAACCAGAAACTTTAATATTAATATTTCTTATTATCCTTGTATCAGAAGCAAGAGAAACAAGTGGATTACTTACAATTGTTGCTATAGAGGTAACTTTATTAAGAGCTACATCATCCAATTCTTTTATTAGCCGAAATTCGGCTTTATCTATAAATAAAGGAATACTATCTGTAAATTCTTGCGAATCATTTTCAGATGTATTCCTAATATCTGATACAAGTTCACTATAAGAAGGCATCTATTTATCCATAATAAACATAGAATTTACCAGCATTACTTATGCCAATAACAGATACTTCACCTGAACATTTAATACCTTGATCTGGCAAATATACAGAATCTTGTATATTAGTACCAAGAACAGATTGTTTAATAACAGTTTTACCACCAGCATCTATTCTAATTTCACATGCAGCAGTTACAGCATAACTATACATTCTAATTCTAGTATCTTGAATCCTAACACTTGTTACTGCATCTGTTAAAGCGCCAGCACCAATACACTGAGCTAATTTAATATTCGACATTTAAATCTCCCAAAGAAGGAGGAGAGAGGATTTCTCCCCTCTCCCAGTTCTTATCTTACGATCCACCAGCGTTACCGAAGTAACCTCTCCAGTCAGACCAACCAAAGCTATAACGCTCTCTGGCCTTGAAGCGAAGATTACCAGTATCGAAGTCTGGCTCCATCTTCGTCTGAAGTGGCGCTCTAACAAACATCTTAGGTCCGTTAGGAACATTCGTTCTAACAAACCAAGCATCAGTGTCCGTAAAGCGACGGTTGATGAACACACCCTTCGGAAGCATCGACATACTCTGAATAGAGTTGACATCGTTCCATCCTGATGGGTTGGTAGCAGCTTGCGATCCACCAAGAGCGGAAACCGTACCAGACGCAGGAATCAGGGTTGAATTAAGCAGAGAGTTCGACGTTGCCCAGTTATCTGGCGCAACATGCAGCGAAACTGCCGAACCACCTACAAGAATGCCTCTGTCATCCGTAATCTTTTGAATGGCAGTAAGACCAGCTTCCAACGAAGCAAACGAAAGGTCTGCAGCCGTCAGAAGGTTGGACTGAGTGCCATCGACAGTTGGATGGGCATTACTGAAAAGAGGCTCACCGTCGCCACCATGAAAGGCAGCAGAGTCAGTGAAACCATTGTTAAAGACATCAGCAGCTTTAACCTGCTTCGTATTTCCCATTGCTCTTGCAAGAGCTTTAGCTCTCAACTTAGCAAAGGTATCATACAAGTTGTCTTCCATAGCTTCTTCAGTTACCGCAAAAGCAAGAGAGATCGTCTCGTTTACATAACGAGAAACATAACTCTCATTTGCTTGATCATAAGTAACTGCAGCGCCTTCACCCTTAACAGGTGCAGTGCCAAAGCCTGTGAACAAAACCTCTTCTTCAAAAGCTCTATCTGAGTTTTCAACATCAAAAAGAGGCTCATGCTCGTTATCGACTTCTCCATATTCTAGTCCAAATACAGCATTCAGACCGGGGAGAAGTTCTTTTGCAATACTAGCTCTATTAATAGCCATGATTCAAACTCCCCTATTAAATGCCTGATGGTGCGGACAACTTAGCATCCACATGCTTAACAATACGAACTTCCAGAATTGGGAAGGCTCTTTCCGTAGCAATGGTAATATCATTGCCCGGTTCGTCAAGAACACCAATAGCTCTTACAGGAAGAATAGTGGTATTTCTTGTAGCCGCTTTAACACCAAAACCAGACTGTCCGGTAAAGGTGCTACCCGTTCCAAGAGTAAGACCGAAGTTCACCGTATTAATATCACCAGCAGAACAAGAAGCGTCTGCTTGAATGAAATAGGTGGACGACGGACTCGTATCAACAAAAGCTTTAATGTCAGTAGCACTCGTATTAGCGGGCCAATACTTGCTATATTTAGGTTCCCCATTC